TTAAGCTGGAGCTTTTCTATTTGTTTTGTAATGGAATCAATGACTGCCTTCTTTTGTGTAATAAATCCACTATCTAAGTCACCAACAGAAGGCATCCTAGTTTCAAGAAGAGAGGGATCAGCATCAGGCTTTGGTGAGTCTTGCTGTGCTCTTGGTTTAGTGAAAACAGCCCCCATAGCTGCTCCAGGAATGAAGGCAGCACCGTAGTCTCCAGCAGTCATGGCTGGAAGGCTCTGTACGCCTGCCGATTCACGAATGGCATTCTGTATCGGATGGTTTATTCCAGCCTCTTGTGCGACGTTTAAACCCCCTTGCAGGGCAGCGTTAGCTGTACGACCAGACAAATTAGCAAGGGGACCAAGACCAAGCATAAGAGCACTAGACCCAGCATCAGCCATAGTACCTGCCATAGCATGAGGAGCATCAGCACCAGCACGAACTAAATCACCACCAGTGTTAAGAGCACTGGAGCCAATCATCATGGCTGCTGTAGTTGGAGATAGATAAGCAGGAATCTCACCTACTGCTTGGAATACTTTCCCCATTTCCCCACGATCTACTCCCTCAACCTCATCTCGCTTATTGAGAGCTTCCGATCTTTCCGTATAGCCCTCGAACATGGCATCACGGAAGTCTTCAGCACCTACAAGACCGCCTATACCACCAAGACCAAGAAGACCTGCATTGGTTATTCGAGGAATGATGTTACGAACACCAGCGTCAATATCTTCCCATGGTTTAGTCTCTCTCTTTTTAACAGGCGGAGTTGTTCCTACTTCTCCGATAGAATCAAAGTAAGCAAGGGTTTGCTGCCACTCTTCAGGAGACAGGCTCTTCTCAGAAGAGAATTGATGTCCTTTGTATTGATATGTAGGCATGGTTACTTCTTAGTTGGAACGACAGTTACTCCGGGAGGTAGGGCAGGGACTTGGGGTTGTGGGACAGTACTGCCACCATCAGTGGCTCCCAAGACAGACTGATCATTGAGAGTGATAATCTGCTGTTTAATCTTGGTTTCTTCCGCTTCCAATGTTTTCTTGGCATCAGCAATCTGTTTCTTTCTAGCAACCTTCTCTTCTTTAGTTCCACGGAAAAGAGGATCAGTTTCCATCTCAATCAGGGCATCCTTACGTTTCCCAATCTCAATAAGAAGACTACGATACGCATTAATACGGCCAGTAATTGCTTGCTCCAACTTTGACTCATTAGCCTCTGTCTTACGAGCAGAAGCCTCAGACCTACGCTGAGTAATCTCAGCATACTTGGCATCAACTTCCATCTTCTGACGTTTGTTTGCTTCTTGCTGCTTCATATCCTCAGTAATGAAAGTACCTTCTTGTTTAAATCCTTCCATCTCCATATCAGCACGATGTTTCGGAGATTGGCTAATCTGGGTCTTAAGCATCTCATTGATCTTCGGAAGAACCATCTTAAGACGATCAATCCCACCAACTTGTTGTGCAAGAGCCTGCATTTGTGGAGACAATTGCATACCAGAAGTAGCACCAGCAAGGCCATCGGGGAGAGATAGTATCATGTCGCTCTCAGTCATCCAAGCTTTGGCTTGATTCTCAAGAGTATCTGTCTGATTCTTTTGATTGCCAGCAGAGCTGTCAGTATTAAGAGTGCCTTGCTTCAGACGACCAAGAGCATCCTGCTGCATTCCCTCACCCATCAACTTAGCTTGACGCCATCTCTCCATTTCTGGATTAGAGAAGTCATTAGCAGCACGAGAGGCTTCTACTTGCTTTAGCACATTACTAAGTTGAGCTTCTTCCATTCCTTGTAGGTTGGCAAAATGCTGAAGACCCTCACGTTCTCCTGTCATGATGCCAGCCAAGCCTCCCCAAGGCTTGTACTCGGTGTCCATTCCTTGAATATTAGGCATAGCCATAATTACCGCCCACTAAAAAGTTCAGACAAACCATACTGCATTCCTGTGTTTCCAAGCATCTGGAACAAAGGAGCATTTTGATTCGTAATCATTGGGAGCATTGCTGAATCATAAGCAGCTCTTGCGTTAGTGTTATCCACATTACCTTCAAATCCGCCCTTAATCATATTCTGTCTATCAATCTGGTTCTTCATATAAAGAGAAGCAAGATCTGAGTTCATCTTACCAGAGTTAATGTAAGAACCTCGTTTGCCTCCCTTAGCTGCTTGAGCACGAGCTTGGTCTATAAACTGACGACCACCTCCCATCATGAAGTCTTGGTAGCCTGCCATAGGATCGCTGATACCATTCATCCACTGTTGGTTAGCAAAGTCTCCACGAGGACGATTTGGGTTGTTAGCATTACCATCAATCCCTGCTCGTGCTTTCTTTAGATAATCCATTGCCTCTCGATTTTGTTTCATGGAATCGAGAGCACCAACACCACGGAATAGGGTATTAAGAGGAGAAGGAGCTTGGAAAAGACCAGGCCTTTGGCCTCCAATTGGTTGTGTCATAAAGTTGTACATATTCTTAATCTCCTGTGCAGTACCTTGTGGAATTCCAAAGGCGTTCTTACCATACATATTATCTAGACCATATCCTGTTGCTCTGTTCCAACCCTTATTAACCATATCGGTAGTTTCAAATGGATCAACTCCATCTAAAGGACTATAGGAATCTGGAACAGTGTATTCTGGTGAGATTCCTTCCAGTGTCCCAGAACCTGGTTGAAATAGTTCTGGTGATCCAAAGTCAGTGCCACTAAGAGCTTCATACGGCATATCATAACCGTTGATTGCAGAGAAATCTGGCATGAATGCAGATGGATCTAAGCCATTAATCATTGAAGGATCAAGCACAGAAGAGATTGCATCTCCCATCCCATATCCCATAGTGGCAGGATCAAAACCAGCTATATCTCCAACCAAGGAACCAATATCTGAGATTACTCCGGAAGCTCCTTCTAAACCCAGACCACCTATTCCGGCTCCAATCCCACCGAGAGCCCCTGCATCAAGACCAAGTGATGCTAGTGTTGTCCCGGAAAGACCACTACCAAGTGTTCCTGCCATTGCTGAGGTTGACCCTAAAGTACCTAATCCTGCTAAGTCAACTCCCAAAGTCCCTGATCCAAGCGAACCTAATGCAGCTTCTCCAGCACCAGCAGCTAAGGCACCTTCGCCAAACATCCCAGCAAGACCCATACCACCAGCAGCAAGAATTGCCATTGGTGCTATCCGTTTTAGTACATCCCCAAACGAGGCCCCCCTTGGATTTACATTATCCATTACTGTAGCAGCACCTGGACCAAAACCTCCAAACTGCTCAAAGGGGATCATTGATGCACCAGCATTATACCCTATCTGTTCATTCCCCTCTCCACCCAAATCTCCTAGCCCAAGGTCAATCCACCCGTCAGCAGCTGAAGTCTTCCAATCATTGAATCCACCACCAGGACTATGCGGAATTTCAAGAACATACTTCTTACCACTTCCAGTTGTTCCCAGATAGACTGGACCGGCTGTGATATTTTGCCAGTTAGTATTATCTGTATCGCTAATCATCTGAACAGACGAGAAGTTTTCCCCTAATTTACTTTGGGCTGTGTTAAAGTAATCAGTAAACCTACTTGTGTATTTATCAGCAGACCCTGGTAAATAAGAGGCTTCTCTTACAGCACCTAGAAGATCTCCATTTTTTACATTAGCTACTCGATTTTCTCTATCTGGAGTAAATCCAGAATAGGTTTCTTTCCAACCACCCGGAAGAGACTCAGGTATTGGAGGAATCCCAGCAGTCATAGCACTACCATTCATTTCTGGAGAACTACCACCAAACACGGTGGAAAGACCACCACTTAGGGTACCATCGTCCTCTTCCTCATCTTCCCATTGTCCAGTAGATGGATTATACTTTTGTGCCATAGTTGTTCCTTTTAAGCGAATCCAGTTATGATTCCATCTTTTATTGTAATCGTTTTTCCAACTAAACTTGCTGTAGTAACTGTTCCTGTATATCCAGTGCTGCCATCACTTGATATAAAACCAGCAGCATTTGCTGCTTTAACTGTGGTTCCTGTAATAGCAGCAGGAGTGGTTCCGCCAATAGCTTCTGGAGCAGCCCAAGTATTACCAAGAAGTTTAGAAGCATCTATATTGGATTGAGCAGTACCAGCATGTTCATTGGCTGTTAAGTGGTAGTATTCACCAGTACCTCCTCCTTGAAGAGCTTGTAACACTTGGTGACTACGACTAGCAATACTGGACAGAGTAGAACCGGCGAAGTCAATGATGTTCCAGGGTACTGAACCAACAGTACTAATATAACTACGAAGTTGTCGAAACCACTCTAACCAAGCATATGACCCGGTAGCATCATTAGTAGGAGGAGGAGGAAGTGCTGGCATTAGTGTGTCCCTACATCAACTTCAAATTCAATAGCTTCTAGTCTAAAGTCTTCATTCGCTGTGTGTCTGATGTGGAAAGCCCTTCTACGGAAACTACCTAGACGACTAATAAAGGGACGTGTAGTTGACAAAGTAAAAAAACTATTCCATGTAACATAGTCGTCATCACTCCACCTAATAGTATAAGTAGAACCAAGATCTCCAACCACGTTTAAGTTGTGCATGAATTTACGGTTCATTGTACTACCGTCATACTTCTGAGTATAAGCATCTGCTAGAATAGCTGTAGCATTGTCTTGATATACAAGTGGATCTAAGAGATAGACATAGCCATCAGTATTGTGTAGAAGAGCACTCTTTCCAGTACCAATGTCTGTCTGGTAATTATAAGTAAAGGTAGTATGAGCAGTGGCTACATTAGTACTCCACTCATGCCACACCTTCTCTTCGACATCATACACAAGAGTAGTCGCAGCTAGATTAATGACATAGAACAAATGGCCCTTTGTACGGAGACCAAAGCCCTTCACTGTACCAATAGCAGAACCAGCAGCATCTAGAATACGTTCTATTGATTCTGTTGATACCTTCTTTGGACTAAACCCTTCAACCATCCATACAGCACGCCCACCAGATTCACTTTGTCCTACGAAGAGAAGAAACCGTTCATTCTCATATATTGCATGTGGAGCACAACACCCCATTTGGAGAATAGTACCTTCATTACGATTGAACGGTGAACCGGAAGCATTTGCAGCATTGTAGAAGAACTCCGTACTCTGAGCACCAAAGGCTACTAGTTGGTTATTCTGTCGAGCAAGACGTACAATAACATCAGGCCACATTTCAGCAGATACGAAGTTACCACCACCCCAACCGTAGATGTTATCCACGTCTGAGTTGTAGATATCTCCACTATTGTAAGCAGGAAGAAGCATGTAACCATCAATAAATTCTGGAGTAGGAATATGTGGAGTTGGGAAACCACCATACTCACCCATACAAGTCCAAGTGAGTTCATTATCAACTACTGTAGTGCCGATAGTGATCGGCCAAGTAGGTTGTGTTACTGGTGCTGTAGTGTAAGGAGCACTACCAGAAGTTGCAGTGACTTCATAATAATAACCATTAACAACTGTTGGGATTACTCTATCTCCAACACTCTTGGCAGTGGCTGCTGCCCAAGCACTGTAGGTTTGATTAACTTGCGTCACCGTTCCTGCTGCATTGATTACATAAGCATTAGTACCATCGCAGAGAAATAGATATTCAACACCAGCATTATCAAACTTCATGAAACCAACCTCACCAGTAGAAGTGGCTAGTGTTTGTTTTGCTGTGGCATTCTCGTAGAGTTTGTCTCCGATAACAGCATAGTAAGCAGAATCCCAGTAGATAAGTCCACGAGCAGTTCCACCACCAGCTAATATCTGTGTAGACTGGGTAAGTCCGGGTCTTTTTACTAGATGTACTTTCTTTGAATCAGTTACTTCATTCTTGATACTCTCTTGGAAACAATTAATGAATCGCTGGTCCTTATCTCTAGCAGAACTGCGATACATCAATGTACCAGAAAGGGGAATCCTTTCCGGCTGTGATGTAAGTTGAGTTCCTGCTGTTTGAGTATTCTTAGCCATTACCAGTTCCTAAGATCAGCTTGAATAAACATTTCCAAGTACTCTTTTGCAGATTGTAGTATTTCAGGAGATTCTTTACAGAAGCCAAGGAGAGCATTACAATCATTACAAAGTAACATACGAACTTCTCCTGTCTTATGGTTGTGGTCTACTGAAAGAGGTTTTATATCCCCTGTTTTAGTAAATCTAGTTTCTTTCTGATTGCATATAGCACATTTATTATCTTGTTTTTTTACTAACTCAAAATAGTCATCCGAAGTTAAACCATAACTTTTTTTAAGATGGTTCTCCCTACACTTTTTTAATACCTTTTCCCTGTTCTCATTATAATATTTTTTACCACCACGTTTTCTGCGTTCATTATCTTCAAAGCTTCTATTAGCGTATCGAATACGATCCTTTTCTCTATCTTGCTCTGTTCGTACTCTCTTTACCATGATCTAATATCAGCCATGAAATATAGTGAGCCCTCCTCTGTACCAAACCCAAGAGCATCCATCTTGGCAATTTGTGCTCTCTTGGAGAGGTCTTGCCTCTCTTGAATAGACAACCCATGCTCAGGAGCAACCACATCAGCAAGTAACAGTTTGATACAATGATAATACTCTTGCGGGAAATCAGGTTCATCAGTGCTTACATCGAAGTCTTCAAACGGACGTTGATAGACAAGCACCACTTGACAATTGGCAATACTATAAGTATCTGGTACGGGGAATACATGAAGAACACCAGTAGTGTTCAGAGGCTCATAGAAACATTGAATGGGCTGTCCAGTGCTGGTCTTGTTACCAAGCCTATTGTATTCATCCCTAGTGATAATACGCATCGGTATATCAATACCTGTGGCCGTATTATGAAGGAAAGCCTGAATAACCTTAAGGGGCTTAGGAGTATTTACAGTAGAACCAACACCAATAGTGTAACTAGAAGTAGCCGTGAGAGTAACATTGTACTGCTTAACAGCCCATAGAGGCATCCCGTCTGCCTGCATCGCTTTAACAAGCATGTTAAGAGCTTCAGCAGCTTCAGAGACAAGGGTAGCCGATGGGGTTTCCCCTTGTGCAATTGCCCCAGCCATACGAAGAGCACCAGAGATTAGCTGGTCTCTACTAGTTGCGAAGTCAGTGGAACCAGATGTAGACATTATATTACCTCAAGTTTCAATAGGTCGATGAAATCATTCCGCATAATCTTCTGCCATGCATCTGCCGGATGCCCATATTGGTCGGCCGACTGCGTTGCCGGATCGAAGTGGGCATAGCGATTGAGCAGCAAAACAGGGAAGCCATGTGCAGTGAATTCAGCTACCACGGCGGCGATGATCGCGTTGTAGGCTTGCGTAGTGCCGGCGTCGATGCCCAGCGTGGCGTAGTAGGCCTGTAGTGAAACTGTGGCCGAAGTGCGTACTCAAAGCATTGCCCTCAACGCCCGCACTTCATCTTCGAGTTCATTGAGTTTCACATAGCTCGGATTGCGTGCTAACTGCTCTGGTGTAAATTGATTTGTCAGCAACAACAGCAGCAATTCCCGCAAGACACGAGGCAAAAGTTTATCGTCTTCAAGTTGGGCAATTTCCTGTTTTATGTCGCGGTGTTTTTTCCTCGAATCGTGCGCCGATAAAACTGCCTTGACACTGGCTATCTGCTCATCGGTCATGGACTCCCCGAAATAAAAGTTGCCATCATCAGACCACGAGAACGGCAACCCAACCAATCCTGCTGCCAGCAATTCACTATAAAAAGTTTCGCCGATAATCATCGCTTAGCCCCTTATCAAAATAGTATTTTCACAGCGGGAACCGTTGTCGGAGCCGCCGATGTAGGTGCCGGTGTTAGCTGTCACCGCACCGCCAAGCACTGTATAATGGATTGCCGCTTCGGTAAGTTGTCCGGCGGCTGCAACGCTACACACGGCCAGACTGTTGGCGCTTCCGGCGGTTGGGTTCGCTTGTGCAGTGTAGCCTCCTAATACAGCAACGCCATCCCAACCAATAGACATGTAGGTGTATTGGTTCGCCGTACTGTTCGACGCCGTTCCGCAGGCACTCGCGGAAACTGCTTCGTCGGACCATGTTAGGAAGAAGCAGCGAGACTCTGTGTTTAATTCAGCAATAGAAGTTGATGTGGTCGTGCGGTTAGCGGTGAGCCAAGCGCGGCCCGTGATATTGCGGCGGTTGAACCATGACAGCACACTTCGGCTACTTGCTTGGTCGAAGAAGGCAGATGAACTTGTGTATGCCGCACCGACCAGCGTATGAGTGTCAGCACCAGACTTGATTTCAATTCCTTCATTACCCGTCGTGCTGCTAGTGGCGCGGGCAGTGGTCGACGCTTCCAGGGTCATGGTTGCGCCGGACATGTAGGCGTAGATGTAATAGAAGGACGTGCCCAGGCTGGTGGGGGCCAGCGATACGCCGGCAGCCGGGATTTCTTCGCTAACGCCGTTGATGATCAGCCGGTTTCCACCGTGAGGCTGCAGGACAAGGTTGGCGCCGGACTTGACCAAGCGACACTGGCCGTGCGGGCGGGCGATGTAGTCGACGGCCTGTTTGACACGCAAGGGTGACACAGAACGCAGCGCGGCCTCGGTTCCGGTTTTCATTTCTGATTGCGATGCAGCTACAGTAGGGATGTCAGCATCATAGGCTTGGACATTTACTCCAATAACTAAGCCTAGAGTTGTTTGTTGAGCTGCTGCATCAGCATCATCAAGAAGAGCAAGGCCAGCAGTTGTTGGATTTACAGCAGCATATTCTGCTAGATTAGATGAGTATGCTTGTACTAAAGATCCAATATCACTAGTTTCTATCTTATCAGTATTAAGATTATTGAAGTTGGCATCAGCTTCAGTCCATGTAAGCTTCGCCCCTTTTCCTGCTCTAGTTACAATAGTAGTCATCAGTCTAAATCCTCGAAGTAACCATCATCAACATAATCATCGTCTATATAAATAGCAATATAAGGAACATCAATAAAAACATTAGTAGTTCCAGGCCTTGTAAAAGGAACCGACTGATTATCTATTCTATGTTTAATCAAATCCTGTGGATGTCTTGTTTCAAAATCTTCCTTACATACAATCATTCCATCCCAACGACGTAGGGAATCTGAGGCATAGATTTTCTTGCTGCAAACATCGCAGGAAACATACCAATCACCACTCTTCCATCTCCAACCCCTAGACATGGCTAATTACTTCCCTCGTGACGACAATGCATAAACTCATAACTAGTCTCTAACTTAGTTACACGAGTTTCTAGTTCCCCATGAGAATTCCGTAGATCAGTTTCAAGAGCTTTTACAGAAGTTTTTACTTCCCTTATATCTCCCTTGATCTCATTAAGAACCCAGACGACTAGGAAACCAATTACTGTAGCAAGATAGGGGATTAATGTTTCCATTTCTTAACCGCCATAATACACAATATAGCCAGCACCAGTTCCAGTCACATCAGTAGAGATTCCAATATTACAAATTACTGGATTCTCAAATATAACATGTTCTGTAGTTTTAAGAGAAGCTGCACCAATTGACACCTTAGCAACTACAGTCCCAGTAGCAGTTAATCCATCATACACAAGAACAGAACAGGCATTAGTTCCATCTGAAAACAAAGTTACTGCATTAATTCTGTTCTTTCCAGATGCCATTGCTGCTACATCTGCTGTTTGAAGTCCTGAAGAGATACTAGAGGCCATATTATACTCCTGTATAAGTTATGGTGATTTACTTTGCAGCAATTTCACGCATTTGTTTCAGTTTACTTTCAAATTCATTTTTTACTTTCTGTGCCTTCTCTTGCTCTTCAGTACGGAGAGCAGTTAGTTTTCTATGATCTTCTATAGCACGCTCAAGTTCTTTATTCTTGGAAGTAAGGGTTGCTTCCTTTTGTTCAAGGAGCAGTTCTTTTTCCTTGAAGTAGACAATCTTTTCTTCCAACTTCTTCTCACGTTCTACTACTTCGTTCAACTTATTTTTAGCTTGTTCAACAACAACTTCTGCTTCTTTCCTACCTTCTTCCAAAGCAGTTTCACTTTTTTGTCTAGCCATCGCCAAATGTTTGTCGGCTTCTCCTAGAGTTTTAGCTATCTCCATAACATGTGCTAGTTCTAATTGCTTTTCTTTGAGTTCTTCAATCCGCTTGAAATAAGCTTCATCATTCTTTGCTAAAGCAATCAACTGCATAACTTCATCATACATAAATTGTAAACTCCTCAGTTATAGTTTCAAAATTAACAGAGTACTCAGTGCTGTGTAAAGATCCCCAGTGTCTACATCCATGAATGGTCCAGTAGATCCACCACCAGTAACTAAAGTACCAGTAAATTCAGTACCGCTAGCTCCGTAGGTAGTTCCAGATCTAACATCAGCTTCTACCGGATTAACACTGGTTCCTATGTAGTCAGTTCCAGTTGGACCAAACATTACACCAAGATCTACATCACCAACTGGTGGGAATACAGCAGATCCCGCCGAGAGGGACCCAATATACTTAAACCCATCCTGATACCACTCTATTCCACCAGTCACCGCATTCACAGAAGGCCATGTGTCAGTAACACCCATTGCCACCAACGTAATCACGGCAAGGCCCGCAGAGGCCAGCGATGGGCGCGGGTAAAGAATGATGTTCTCCGGCGTCGCGTCCGTTGCGCGCAGCGTCAATTCCAGCAGCGTGGCGTCTGCCGGAGCATCAGCAGCAGACTTCAGGACGATGACTGAGTTCATAGCGTCGGCGTCAGCGTCGCAACCGACCGCCCGGCCAAACTGCCGGAGGCGTAGAAGGAATGGACGAAATGCGGCGTGGTGTCCAGCGTCGGGCACTCGAAAACGCCGCGATCATCACAGGCGACAGAACCGACCATCACGTTGTCCGAGGCGCGCACGGCATAGACCACCGCACCACCGAGGATGTTGCCGCTGCCGTCCTTGCAGATTCCGCGAATGAAGTAGGGCCGCGAGTGGCCGCTGATGCCGAGGTTCCACGGGCCGAAGATGTCATTCTGCTGCGCGTCTTGGGAGAACAGACAGAGCGGAACGGACGCATCGCCCGACATGAATCTGGCACTCGGCCAGCGTTGATCTGGCGTCCATTGCCACGCAAGAGCCTGCGGCCCTCGATTGCGATAACCAACGCCCCACGCTGGTTTCCACAGGTCACTTTTTTCTTCATCCTGAATAGCGAGGATGCCAGTGTGAAAACCACCATTCGGCATTTGGAACTGACTCATATCGCCCCCACGCTCCCCGCTGGAATAATGAGTTCGCCGTGTTTCCGCAGATGGTGGGACTTAACTGAATCCCGCGCTGCGTCGATCAACGACAGCGCGAATTTCTCGTCATGAATGTCACCAGCAACCGACATAGCACCAGATCGAAATACTGTTACTGTAATCTGCGCCATGACATCGCTATCGTCAGCGGCGTACTTCGCTTCAAGCGAGAGCGCAGGCATTACTCGTCAGCCACCCACCAGGCGTTAGTAGAGGCAGAGTTGGTGGCGAGGTTCCAGATCAGCATGGACGCGGAAACCGCCAGGGCAAGACCGCGCGGGAATGTCCAGATTACGCCGGCCCCAATGGTCGCCGGCAGACCAATGCGTCGGAACATTTGGGTTGGGACAGTAGGTGCAACGGACCAAGCCACCGCACATCCGGTTAGGGCAGCCGGCTTACTTGGGTCTTCCGCCTGTAACAGCACGGGAGCAGTCTGCGTCGGCGTGTTACCTGCACGACCGAGACCGTAAGTCGAGGCAGTGGCAGCGCCAAGAGACAAGCCGACTTCCATGATGTTAGGAGTATTAGTAGCAGCCGCTTTGCAGTCCATTGCAGCAGCACCAGTGGTGGTAACAGTAGTATTAAGACTAAGTGAATAAATTGACATTATGATTCCTTTTTGTTAAGAGTAAGTTAAGCTAGCTCTGTCGGCCCAGACATTATCGTAATCCTCATTACCGTCTGCCCATTCTATTTTCAGAACTGTTCCCACTGTATTGAGGCGTTTGATCCTCCAGAAGGCCACTGATTCAGTAACATCAATAGCAGCTTCTCCAACGTAAGTTAGAGTTGGAGATACCGTATCAACACGAACTGCTTTTCCAATACTCATTTACGTCCCTGTACAACTGTAAAATCTATAGATCCACTAGCAATTGTTGCGGAAAGTCTTACAGCCATACATGGAGTAGTTATATTCCCTACAGCGTAGGAAGTTCCTGTCTTCAAATTATCCTGTGCAGGGACTGCACTAGGTATCAATGTAGTAAATGGATTGTCCAGAGTTGTCTGAACAGACCAGATTACATCAGCACCCACACTAGGCATCACTTGGATACCTACATTGAAGGTACTCATAGTGTAGTCTACTGGAATCCAGTCTGTGTATCCAGTAGCAGAGATTGTTTTGGTAGTTGGTCTCATGAATAGAGAACAAGGGGCCGGAGCCCCTGTTCAATTTTATTAGCCAGTAGCTGTAATACCACCAGAAGTAAGAGCATTACCAAAGGTATGCCAAGAGGTTCCATCACAGAACACCTCAACAAAGTCACCAATGTTTTCAGCAGTATTTACAAAGGTAATTACATCAGCAGCATCTACATCAACAACTAGACCTGCAACAATCAAACTACCTTGAAGGTTATCACCTTCAGCCGAAGTAACAGTCCAACTAGTGGTAGCAAAAGAAGCACCAACAATGAACTTGTATTTCAAACCAGCAGTAAGAGCAGGGAGGGTAATTGCGGCACCAGCGGCAGCATTAAGGATAATAGTTTTGCCACTATCCGCAGCAGTTAGAGCCACAGCCCCCGTAGCATTCATAATACCACCAAGGTTCTCATAACGACCACCAACCTTAAGACCACCACCACCAGAAGCAGTGCCAATCTCTACATTAGAGAAGTGTGTATATTTAGTACTTTCATTAGCAGCCATTTAAAATCTCCTTTACCGGATTACTCCGTCAACACCCTTTCGGGTTCTATTTGGAAACAAAACTCAAGCAGGGCTTATTGGCATTGCCTGCTTGACTGTTACTTAGACACCCATCGAGCCATACAGGCCGCGAGGATCAGACCAGCCGAAGGAGTAACGAGCGGTAGCCTTGAACTTAGCGTTCTCGGTATCGAAATCGTTGTCCATTTCAAACTGATCACCACGACGCTCAAAATACTTCATACCATCTTGCACATCAGTACGAATAAACCAGGCATCAGTGTCCGTCAGATAATGATTGACGATGATGTTGGTAAACAGACCAGAGTCCTTCAGAGCATTCGGATCGTTGTCAGCGGTGCCAACACGACCATCAGCCTTGAGGATACGATGTGCTTCAAAGCGAAGCTGACGCGGAATAACCAGACTCTTAGGCTTACACGCGATGATCAGACCACGATCATCAGTGAAACCTTCGATGTCAATGAAGGCTTGCTCAAGAGCAGCTTCAGAGAGGTCTGCCGACTGGATGTTGCTGTACGTACCGCCAGACACGTTAACGTGCGAGGCAGACAACAGAACAACACCATCACCACCAGTGTAGCCGGAAGTAACAGCACGATTGTAGACGTTAGCACCCACAATCTCCTTGCTCTGACGCATAGAACGAGCCAGAGCATTGGCTTTCTTCTTACCAACGATGTCATACTGGTCATCCTCGTACATTTCACGAGTGATCATGAAACCCAGTGCATACACGACATGGTTGTAACGAGTGGTGAAGCCCTGACGCTCACTATCGTAAGTGATAGCAGCACCCTCAGCCTTGATTGCAGCCAGACCAAGTGAACTTACACCAACATCCTCTTCAAACGCCTTGCTCGACGTATTCTTGTCGAACAGTTTGTCCCACTCTGGTTGGTAGTCATTATATGCCTTACCATACCAAGCATTAACACCAGGCCAGAGGGCCTTTGCAAAACTAGAAGTAGTAATAACACCCATTTGATTTCTCCTTTAGGTAGTTAGGTTAGATACCAGTACTGCCCGTTCCGGCAGTGAACTGATGGACGTTAAAACCGACGAGCATCTTGGCAGATGCACCGATCTCATTACCAACCTTTTGGGAGAAACCAAGCAGGCGGAAGTTCAGCGTGTTCGCAGTGGCTTCAGTACCGAAGTCAATATAAGCAGGATTGACAGAGGTGGTAGCACTACGAGTGCCATTAGAGTGGCTGATGTTCAGACCGATATCCGTAGCAGCAGGAGTGCCATTGGCAGCTTCCACTTCACAGACGATATCAGGTGAGTCAGCAACCATAACATAGGCAGCACCAGACACAGCAATTTTAGGCAGAACAGCCGAGCTATCCAGAGCAGTAGAGCCAGTGGTCATCTTGCCAGCAGGTTCAAACTTGCTATGCATGACACCAACAACAATACCAACAGGAACATCACTGGCACCTGCAAGATCAACAGTAGCAATACCGTTGGCGTCAGCAGAACCAGCAAGTTTTACGACATCCCCTACAAACATTTCGTCAGCAGCACTGGCGATGTAGTAGAGATTGGCTTGCCCATTATAGGGCGAACCGTTAGTGTGCTTTACGGGAGTAAAGCCGTTAATCTTAGAAGTGTTTGCCATTTAAGAATGACCTCCATCAAAAGTTGAATTTTAGTACACTCCAACCTTAGAATGGAGGCCAAGGACTAGATCACTTCCCGACTGTAATCTTACCATAGTCAGATTGTTCCTTAGCATCTCGGACCAATCCTTGTTCAATTTTATCTACATGGGCATCTTTCTTGGCTTGGTCTTCATCTTTCCATTCTTGACGAATACGCATAACATAGCCTTGAACTCCACCACCTACAGATACTTTGACAGGACTGCCTTCTTTGGTTGGGTTAGCAATGCGGCGATCTCCCACTTGAACTTTGCTATCTTCTACAATTTCGTAGCCGATCTCTTTAAGTTGTTCAATACGATCACCAACATCATTTACTACTCGATATGACCAACCTGGCTCTTTGCCAGAAATATTAAGAACATTGCGCGTACCGTTGATAGAAGTTCGACGGGTTGCACGTTTTTGAGTGAGTTGTTCTTTCATAGCTTATTCTCCCTTGACCGACTTGAGGTCTTTAATGTATTGATCTTTAGTCATTATTCCTTGCCTTACGAACGTATTCATAACCTTGCGCTCTTCGTCAGTTAGAGGGTAATCAGAGATTCCGTCTTTCTTTTCAGTCGCTTGGGTTTGGGTTCGTCCTTCCACTGCGGAAGGTCTCTCTTTATTTGGATTCCGAAAGTTCTCTGGATAGAGTTTTCGGACTCGTTGTTCTACGTATTTGAGTACGTCATCTGGGCTAGTCTCAGGATTCTTGGCAGCATACGCTGTACCAATCTGATCAGCCACTAATCTGAGTTCTACGTCACTTTGGTACCACTGGTTTTTACCAACCCAGGCTACAAAGGTAGGATGTGGTTGTGCAGCTTGTTGTTGCTGTTGAGTACGCTGGGCAACGTCAGCAGCTTTCGCCTCTGCCATCTGCTCATCAATCTCAATCAGCCTGTCTGCATCACCTTCTTCGAGAGCTACCTTCTTCTCGGCACGGAGTTGCTTGAGGGCATTCTGATACTCGGCTTCTTTCACCTTAGTATGATGCTCTTGCAGTGCTTTGAGGGCTTTGCGTGTCTCTCGTAGTTCTTTTCCTACATGATCTATTTTTTCAAATAGAGGCTTACGTCTTACGAACTCTTGTGCGTCAATGAAGTCGTCTTCATCACCTTCAAAGTCTGTCTTCGGACGCCACCCCATTTCAAGGGCTTTTTGTTCTACTGATGTTAGTTCTGGTGCTGAAGCTTCGCTGGGAGGCAAGCCCTCTGCTTCGTTACTTTCTTGCCCTGCTGTTTGTTCCTTGTTGTCTACAACTTGTTCTTCATTCATTTTCTAGAACCCCCACAATGTCTTCATCGTTTAACAGTATATACTTAGTGTCTCCATCCATCATGGTTTTACCTGCATACTTGGCGAAGGAGACACGAGCACCAGGAATAATTCCCTGTTCTTCTGCTGTGGTTCCAAACTCCTTGTAAGCGGTACTTCCAACTAGGACAACTGTACCTTTCTCTACTGCTGCTTCTTCCCTCTTATCATACTGGATGATAATTCCAGAACTAGTTTTCTCTTCGAGCTTATCCGGCTTAACAAGGACTCGATGTAGGACTGGTTTAATCCTCATCTTCAATGTCCTCTACGCGGAATCCGAACATCTCATTATACGCTGCAATGAACCCTCGGTAGAAGTTATCGGTATCAGAATCCAAACCGGCACTGCCAGCTAGAATATCTTTACAGTCTTCAATACGTTGATTACACGCATGGTAGAATGCTCGTGTTACATCGTTGAGCTTCCAGTCTTGAAAATCTTGCTTTGTTATGACACTCAAGGGTGTTCCTCCTATTTCTTAGGTTTAGCCGCTTTGGGCTTTGCTTTCTCCTGCTTCATTGCTTGTTGGTGCTTCTCTTCTTGCTGCATCATCCCCAATTGATGGGTTTGATTTCCTTGTACCAGCTTGGACTGTGCCTCTTGTTGCTGGGTGTTCAGTTTAACTCCGGCTTCCATGGCTGCAATCTTCATCTTGAGGGCTGCTTCCTGGGCCTTAAATTGCATTTCTTGTGCTTTCATTGCTTTCTGTAGCTGCATCTTAGCAGCTTCGCTAGCCTGAGCTAGCTGCATCTTAGCTTGTTCCATTTGCAGGTCATTAGCTGCTGCCTGCTGGTCTAACTGGGCCTTAAGCTTTAAAGCCTCCATCTTAGGATCTGGAGGCGGAGGGCTGGGCTGTTTCATCAGTTTCTCAGGCTCGGACACTTCCAGAGCCTCAAGCATTCTCACTGTGATTTCCATCGGATCAAGCGTACCCAATCCAATGAGTTGCATCAATTGCTGTGTCTTCTGCTGTCGCTCTTGGTTGGAAGCAGCGGATGGGTCAGCAGCCGGGATCACCTCCTTCTCGTTACCAAGATAGTCACTCTGTTGAATAGGCTCATCCAGGATGTCTAGTTCAACTTGAGGATCAAGGTAGACGCGATTCAGTTTGTACAGTTTCTGGAACTCTTTACCAAGGCTACGATAGACACGTTTGTAGACGGCAGTGAAGAGTTTCATCCCTTGTTCAATAGAGGCCATCGTGGTTGTAGCCGGAGTGTTCTGCCCCGGCATCTTTCCTACGAAGATTTCAGCTACACTGGCAAGCTGTTGAGCACTTTGGCTCAGAAGCTCTAGGAGTTTAAACAGTACTTGACTTGGCTCTCTTACGGGTAATGGAAAGATCTGTTGTTTAATATCAGAGCCTGTGGCATTTACTGCCTTCCATTCTCCGGGGGTGAACTTAGAATCCCCCATCTTGATACGGAGGCCCTTGCCAATGAATCCAGCCTGTAGATTACTAAGGGTGCCAGCATCAGTAAGTTGATTGATAAGAGTGTCAACACTGGCATTAATGGGGCCAAGAAGCCTACCAAAACCGATATCATAGAACCCCCCGTCAGGATTAGGAAAGAAAGAGTACTTAGTATAATACTGCACTGGATCAATAGAAACGACTTTTCCTTCTTCATCTACCTTAACTCCTTCAGTTTCAAACCTAGCGGAGATTCGCAACACCTTCTTTGATTCTTTTTCAACAATAACAACATAAGGTTCTGCATACCCATCCTTGTCCAAATCCAGGAAACAGTGTTGTTCAAGGATTGTGTACGGTGTAGTGTCATCCTCCTGCGGGAGAGTCATGTCGTGAGGATCGCTCTTGTTGATTGCAATGCCATCTACAGACGGCTTGGACAATTCAACCTTGAGATAGAGACCTCCACGCTTCTTCTCTTCAACCTTCCTCTTCGAGAAGGTATGGATCTCTGTGGTACGTTCGCAATCTTCCAAGCTCTTTGCCCAGTAATTTACAACCATGTCTTTGGGCATAACTACACAGGAAACATTCCTCTCCTTCTCGGAGTCGTAATACGTTTTCTTGAAGACAGTACCAGCAATTGGTAGTGTAATGAGCAGCCGGTCCATCTCTTCGTCCCATTCTTCCATCTCCTCCATGACTTGGAAAGACATGTGTTTAGAGATGCGAATGGCCCTACGGGTCTTCTCTCCGGTAGGATCAGAACCTACAACACGGCATTTAACTACTTTCCCATCTGCTGGAACAAGTGTCGGATAAGCACGAGCAGCGAACTGCATAGCGGCTGTTGAGAGAAGAGGAAATTTAATATTACTCGCGTTTGGCCAGGGGAAAGTCTTTTTATCAGCCACTTGAAGAGCCATCTTTGTCCACTCTTCCAGATTCTCTTTCCAACCAGCACGAGAAGCTTCATCAGTGTCATATCCTTCTACAACGTCAGAACCAATAGAAACAAGCTCTTCATCTGAGAGCTTCTCTGCTATGTTCTTTTCGTTTACTAGTTCACGTATATCCATCAGTACCCCGTATATTGGCTACGACCCTGTTCAGCTAATCCAGATTCCTCTAGATCTTCTAGGTATTCATCCTCGTCCATTTCTTCCTTGGTCGGGGCTACGTTCATCTTATCTACAATCAAACCAAGGTATGCCATTGCATCTACTTGGTCATCATGCCGGTCTCGGGGGAAGCGAAGCATCTCATCCTCAAGAGTTTGGTACCAATCTGCATTCTTATCAAATCTTACAGCACCTGCCCTCATACGGGCTTGAATACTTCGTGCTCTTGATGCCTTGTCAGACTTATGTGGAGACAGATGAACTATCGAAGGATAGGTATTCTGTTCCTGCATTGCCAGATTCAGGTAAGGACCGATTGCTTTGGAGATCTGACCTTCTTCAATACCAAATATTTCTGGGTCTAGATCTTTTCTTCTTTGAATAGCTAGGATAGTATTTACAATCTCTAAACCGTCTAGACGATCTCGAACAATATCTACTACATGTAAGATACCGTCCTCATCCATGCCACCAACTGCCATTACGGTCCAGTCAGCCTTCTCTTTCTCAGAAATAGCCAAGTCACAAGCTACATAGAAGTTCTTCTTCTTCTTGAAATCCTCCTCCCTCATTGGAAGAAAGTCACTGCGCTTGAAGAACGTTCTGGCCTCATCCATTGGAATGTTGAGGTATTCTTGGGAGTACACATCGGGCAATCCCTGCTCTATATACTCTTGCTTAATCTTCTTTAGACTCTCTGCTGGGTGCCGTTCAGGCCATAACACCTCAGAGAAATCGTGGTTGTGGGCTTTGTATTTTACTGCTTTCCACATACCACGTTTGGTTGTGTATTGCATCAAGCCACTTGTAACAGTTTGCTTGTCATTCTCCTTAGGCATCAGTCGTTCAAGCATGCTGTCCATGTGGAGAATAGTTCCTACTACTCTTATCTCACCACGCTGACTCATACAGGGAAGCAACGCTCCCATGAACCACCTACGGAACTTCTCCCGCCTTTCCTTATTCATCACTGCCTCGTCGTTCTCAAGGTCGTCACAGACTACTAAATCCGGTCTGCTACCATTCCAAATCAAACCACGAAGCTTTTGTTCTGCACCCTTGCTAATAATCCTGAAGCTCTCTCCATCATCAAACTCTACAATGATGTCGCTCTCAGTTTCCTTCTTAAACTTGACAATCCCCTTCTCATCACGCTTGATTCCGAAGAGGTCAATAATGTCTGCATTCTCTGTTAGCTCTTGCTTAATGGCTCCAAGGAACAGATTGCTCTGGGTTTCAGTATCACTGACAAGGAGCACAAACTTCTTGTTCCTGAATAACACTGAAGCTAGAACATAGCTAAGGCTGATAGCTGTACTTTTAGCATGATTACGCGGGGCTGCAATTGCTACGTATTTCTCTGGTCCTGTAACTAAACTCCACCAAGTGCGATGGCACTCTGGTATCCTTGCCTGGCCGTCGAACCGCTTTAAAAGGCAACTCCCGACCAGGCCCTCAATGACCTGGGCGTTTAAAATTTTAGGTGTCTCGTGTGAAGGGTTTAAGGGTGACGCAAGAGGAGGAATAGGCGTCTGGAACTTGTCCAAGAGCCTTTACTAGAACAGTCTTGATGTCTTTTTGTACAGCCATACAAGCTTCCATAGAAGGAGCTACCTGGATTTCTTGGTAAACATCTCCATTAATCAGAAAGAGAATCACCAGCATAGTAGGTAGAGACATCATCGTTTCTTCTCCCTCTTGGATGTTTCACTTTTCATCTTAGAAGTGCTTGTCTTGCTGAAGCTTCGGTTCTTGGCTTTGCTCTGCATCTGGAGATTGTACATTTGCCCCAATCCACCCTTACTTATTGCTTTGAGATGGGCCACATCCTTCCCATCCCCCTTGCTAGCTTTACCTGCTTTCATCATTTTAGCACGAGCGGCATTCCTAGCTGCCCGGTTCTTTTTCTGTTCTGGTTTAGCGTTGTAGAGAGCATTCTCCCGCTTATAATCACGCCGGCCGTCCTTCATGAAGGGCATCTTGATTCTCCAATTCAGGTACTTCCAGTACCATGTCGTAAGTTTCAGGCTGTCTTTTCTGCCCTAGAGCCATTTCAGCAAACTGACTAGCCAGCTTAATAAGCTTGTCGTTCACTGTCTCTTGGGCAATTTGTTCTTGGTGTTTGTCTTTACGGAGGGTTTGTTGCTGTGCAACCAGATCGGTCATAACTTTGTGACTGTCAGAAATGGACACAGGAACCCGGACAATCTGTCCTGTCTTCTGGTCCATCTGGAAATTCCCATTCTCAAGCCTGTCATCCACCACATCAAGGGCTTTACGGATGATTTTCTGGTAGCGAGCATCAAGCTCAACCTTGTCATTGTCTCGGAAATCGTCTACAGCCTCTTGCCACCAAGGGGATTTACGCCAAGCCTTAACTGTGGGCAACCCCACCCCTATTAGATGACTGGTTTGTGTCAGGTTTCCACACGTAAGCCATGTAAGAACGGCCTCAGTCTTCTTGCTCTGAGGCCACATGCCTGGATCACCCGGCTTTTTCTTCCAATCTCGCTTGTAGACGTAATGACCCAACCCAAAATCCTTTCTAAAAGAGGAAAGTAGATAAACAATATCTACCTCTAAGAGCATTATACCATAATTAAGACTGAAAGTCAAGCTTTATTTGTATTTAGACATAAAAGAAGAAGAAATAGTAGAGAAACGTGTCCGGAATCTGAAAGATGGAGGACATAGATACTCTTATAGCCGTATCACCATACTACTTTCTTCTTTATAAGGCCTTCGACTTGGGGTCTACGGCCTTTTGTTTCTTTTATAACTGCTTTACCATAGGTATATTATACCATACTTTTAATCAAAAAGCAATACCTAAGAGAAAATAAATATTATGGGAGCTACTGGTTAGCTCCACGTCGAGGGTGTGCTATATAAAGGCACATCCCGAAGACGAAAATCAATAGAATTATACTAATATTTCTTCCCCCCTCCTTTCTAAAAGTATATAAAAATATAGGAAGGTGCTTATCTCTCAAATACAAACAAACAATCTTTCCCCCCCCTACCCTTCTTATTATGATCTGTCTACTACAAACAATCTGGTGTAAGTACTCACTAACATATTCAACCACTTACACATTCCCCCTCATTCCATCCTCTACTGTAAGGAATATCCTCTTTGGTCTTCCACTTGCTAGCCTTTCCTTCTTAGCTTGGAACAAGGGGTCAGTCGCTTCGCTCCTCATGCCAGACGATGAAGCATGTCTGTCATGCCCTTTTCCATTGGGTCTATCATGTGCTACCCCTGGCAAGGCAGAGTCAAAGACGGGGTTAGAGAATTGCCCCTTGATTCTCTGGTGAGAGGAGCAATTCCTTTCTTGTCTATTCATTCTCTTTCACGTAAAGGAAACAACATGTTCATTTCACAACAATACCTTCCTCGTGATGTACACAATCATTTCATTCACGATGGCATCTCATGGCAATTCCGCCTGTTCTCTTGGTGCAAAGCACGTCGTTACGACGATGTTCGTGCCTATTACAACTTGTGAAAGGGTCTATCATGCCCATTGAAATCAAACACAAAACAACCAACGAAACCCTCTTCATCTTCCAAAAAACCAGCCTCAGGGGAGCCAACCTCAGGAGAGCCGACCTCAGGGAAGCCGACCTCAGGGAAGCCAACCTCTGGAGAGCCGACCTCGGGGAAGCCAACCTCAGGGGAGCCAACCTCTGGAGAGCCGACCTCGGGGAAGCCAACCTCAAGGGAGCCAACCTCGGGGAAGCCAACCTCTGGAGAGCCAACCTCGGGGAAGCCAACCTCGGGGGAGCCAACCTCGGGGGAGCCAACCTCAGGGGAGCCGACCTCGGGAGAGCCGACCTCAGGGGAGCCAACCTCTGGGGAGCCAACCTCAGGGGAGCCAACCTCAAGGAAGCCGACCTCAGGGAAGCCAGCCTCTGGGGAGCCAACCTCGGGAGAGCCGACCTCGGGGGAGCCAACCTCTGGGGAGCCAACCTCAAGGGAGCCAACCTCGGGGAAGCCGACCTCAGGAGAGCCGACCTCAGGGAAGCCGACCTCAGGGAAGCCGACCTCAGGGGAACCAACCTCAAGGAAGCCGACCTCACTAATACACAAGGACTATCATCCTTTTGTATAACTCCTCAAGAAGATTCTTTCATTGGGTGGAAAAAGCTCTCTGATGGCATCATAGCCAAACTCCAGATCCCTGCTTCTGCTCAACGAGTTAATGCCTATTCTTCGCGCAAATGCCGTGCTTCCTCTGTTAAAGTATTAGAACTCTTCGGAGGAACTGAAGCAACAGATAGACACTCTAATTCTCTTCTCTACAAGAAAGGACTTGTTGTAAAACCAGACTCCTTCAACCCAGATCCACGTATTGAATGCACTAACGGCATTCATTTCTTCATCACTCGTCAAGAAGCAGAAGAATACTAAGGATGTCTTTATAACTTTCCTCTTTGGAGCCTGACATGGCCTGCTCTATCCTACTCTCAGGACTACTTGGAATGTCTCTGGGTCTACTACTTCTATACATCTTTCTAAGGAAATAACCATGTCCTGGGACTACCTTCTCATTGTTGCTTGCTGTACAATGGCATTGTTTGCTGACGCTTTCGTTTCTCTTCTTTTTGGAGCATTCTAACATGAACATTAATCCACGCCACAAACCTGAAACTAAAGCTGAAAAGAACCTTGCTCGTCGTCGTGCCGACTACAGCCGTATGATCAACCAACCCTCTTTCAAGGCCCCCGATGGTGCCTATCACCGTCCAGGTTCCAACAAGAAATAGTGTTCCACGTACACAGCCCAGAACATCGGGTTGTGTGCGAGGCTCACTTGAGTCTCTTTTATCATCCTTTGAAAGGTCTATCATGTCTAATACACATCGCGTTCCTTCTGGCACCATCTCTTCCCTCGTTCAACACACCACTACGGAGAATCCTATGAACACCACCCCTATTGCTGAAGCCCTCACCGAAGCTGGTCTCACCGAAACCACTCGTTCTTCCTTCTTCATGTCCGAACACGTTGCCCGTCAAGTTGCGTGGGAATACAGCAATCTGATTGGACAAGTTTGCACTCGCGTGCAGCGCCTTGCTCAAGGCAAAGGCAACACCCCGGACGAAGCTGTCCCCGGTGAAACCGTCAAGGCTGAAATCCGCACGATGGTTGGCAAGCTCATCTGGGGCTTTGACAACCTCGGTCAATACATGAAGCCGCTCGAACAAGCCTGTGCTGAATGGTGCGGTGGCGGTTACAGCCGTCCGGCCAACAAAGCAGAAATCGAAATGAGTGCTAAGTTCTTGGGCATGTCTGCTGAACAAATGCAGGCTGCTGACGAAGCACGTCGCCGGAACATGACTGACTACCTCACCATTCGTCGCTCCGGCCTGGCTCCGGTGATGGAACAAAAGCTCCAGTCAATGCTCACTCTGCCTTTGGATGCCATTGAACCTGACGAAGCCAGCATTCGTTCTGCTTGCACCAAGGCATTCCAGAATCGCATCCTCTGGGGTGATTGGGCCGGTGCTGCCCTTGCTAAGGATGATATGGTCTATCATCTCGGTGAAACTCCGGAAATGCCTAGCGAAGCTGAAGCCACAGCAATGCACGAGAAGGCTGCCCGTATTCGTGAGGAACTCGCCAAGAAACAGGCCGACCAAGCTGCAAAGGATGCCGCCTCGGTGATGGAATTTGACGCTCTCAGCATCGCTGCTTAACTCCCTCGGCGATCACCACCTGGACATGTGGCTAAACTGTCCACCTCACACACCTTAGGAAGACCAGGCTCTCTCACAATTTTAAAATAAAGGAATTTTAAACTATGACAACACCAACCACCATCACCATCGACTCAGTAAAATACATTCGAGAAGACAGCATTCCAACCAAACCTACTGGAAACCGTGCCATCATCGTTGTAGATAGGGGCTGGATTTTCGCTGGAGATGTCATCCGTGAAAATGGCCGTATCAAACTCAGCCGCGCCTTGCATGTGTTTAAGTGGATTGATGTTGGATTTGCGGGTATTATTGAGAACACAAAGAAAGCCGACCTTCGCAAGATTGCCGACGTTGACATCCCTGAAGATGCTGAAATCTTCTGCGTTCCAGTGAGAGAGTCGTGGGGACTATAACCAGACCGATCGGCGACGGCGACGGCTCCGGCTACGGCTACAGCAACGGCGACGGCTACGGCGACGGCAACGGCAACGGCTACGGCTACGGCTACGGCTACGGCGACGGCGACGGCTACGGCTACGGCTACGGCTACGGCAACGGCTACGGCGACGGCTACGGCAACGGCAACGGCTACGGCTACGGCTACGGCAACGGCTACGGCTACGGCAACAACACAATCAGATCAAACAAACGCAGACGCCCCTCCTAACTTTCTAACAAATATAAACTACAGTTTGCATGAAAAGGTCTATCACAGCCCTAATCATCCTTCTAACCATAAGTTTTATTTATTACAAACCTATTGACAAACCAAAACAACCTGTTGCTATTAAAGACATGACCAAAAAACAGCAATTACGCTACTTTAACTGGATACGCAGAGAACAAGGATGGATTAAATGACACCCTACCCATTGTTTGACATCCTGATGTGCTTAATCTGCATTCTCGTTGCTATGAGGATTTACAAATGAACAAGACAACCGAACCCGCCGCACTTGCGGGGATTGAGCCGGTGGCAACAGTAAAGATAATAGAACATCTCCCTGATGGGCTTCAGCTAGTAGCTATATTTCATCCACCTTTCAACGTAGCAGATGGATATAAACTCTACTCCGCCGCCACAGTCGAGCGGCTTGTGCAGGAGCGGGATAGATTGCAAACCATCGACCTCGATTTGCAGATGGCAGTTCAAAAACTCGCCGCCATGACGCAGGAGCGGGATGATCTTCTACAAGCCCGTGCAATCTGCCCTGAATGTGCCAAGAAGATTGATGAAGCTGCTGGCATTGACCTTGTAGGGCTTAATAGACAACTCGCCGCCTCTCAAGCTGAAATTACTAGACTTGGGGGAGTATGTAGCGACTATCGTAAGACGCAAGAAGCTCTGCTTGGTGACTTAGCCGCCTCTCAAGCCAGAGAGCAGCAGTTGCGGGAGGCGTTGGATATTTGCAAGAGAGAAATGCAGGGCGATAAGTGGGACGCACTTTACATTGATGGCGTCTTGGCAAGCAAATGAAATTCTTTTACCGCCT